AATCTTTACCATTCCATCCCTTACGAGTAACTTTATTACCATCCTGCATTTCTTTAACAGCCCAACCAATACCATTCATATAATTCCTTTCAAAAGTTATTTAACAATAGATTCAACAAGTCCTAATTTCTGCGCCAACTTAGCATCAACAACCCTATTGCATGTGCCACAAATTGGAAATTCAGGATTTCTTAAATTACCACATGCAATGCACTTAACCTTCTTAACATCAAGAGTAGATTTCATCCAATCTCTATCTGATAATCCCAATTCATCAGCGGCCATTTTCATTAATCCGTTAATGGCCCTTGGATTACCATTACTTGCAGCCCATCCCATATCAGCTAATGTTACAAGATTGTTAAACCAATTCTTTTGTTTCCTAATTGCATTATTTAATTCTGTCTTATATTTCTCTTTAACTGTTTCAACTATTAATTCACCAGACACATAAAAAAGACCCGGATAAGCATCTTCACTAACTTCTAACCTGCTACTACAATAATCAACAACAACAGATTCCGCAATCATCATAGCGCCACTAGGGATTTCAATTAAGGGCATTTCTTCCCGAAGGTCATACCACCAACTACTTGGCCCCACAATTAATAAAGATGGCTTGTTTTCAGATCCAGGATTAAGATGAAAATAACCTGGTTGGATTGTATGTTTATACTCATTAATTTCTAATGGTAATATGCTAACAATGGTCGCCTTATCCAATGGATTTGTCTGTTGTCGGATTGTCCTTTTATTTGAAAGCGCGATATTCATTCCTGTTGAAGCCATTGTATCTCTCCTAAGTATTAATTGGGCTTTTTGCCCGTATCTGCCATCTGCAATCTCTCATCTAAAAACACAGCCGTCCGTTCATCTAATGCATCACTTATGGCTGTATTATTTCCGTATAAACCTTCTTTAATCTTCCTAACCCTTTCCTTTTGAGCTTCAAGACCATTATTACCATCGGCCTCTGGGTCATTATACTGTGCAGTTGGATTTGGGCCTTTTCCTAATCGCCAATAAATTGTTTGGACAATAATTTGACAAACTTCCCAATTTGGTGGAAGTGGATTTCCATTAGTATCCCAAAATGGATGAATGGGTTCATAACTAATCTTAGCTCCACACAATTCTTTCTGTTGTTGAGGTGGCACTAAAACAAGTCTTTCAAATACATAATGATTGGGCAAATGGGGGTATTTTTTAATTTCTCTCATTTCAGTAACACGTCTTAAGAAAATACCACCTTGACCGAAGTCCTCCCAGACACCAAATCTTTTTTCCCAATGATCTGGTGCCCAACTTACTCGCCATATGGGTAGGCCAGAAATTGTATCAATACCAAAATGATTGCTTAATTGTTCATTAATCTGTTCCCTTAAATGTTTATTGGGTTCAGATTTTTCATTTATGATATTCATATAATTTCTATTGAATTAAAATTATGCGTTTATTGTATGCGCATCCCACATTTAATCAGCTGAAGTTTTTAGACAACAGCCTTAACCCACCACTTCTTAGTGGCAGGATCATAACATAAGTCAATTGGCCTATTTTGAACTGGCTGATATGCAATCTGCAAATTACCTGAGGTTAAAAACACCCCAGGAGATGCATTTGTGAAACATAAAGTGACTTCACAATATCCATTAGGATCTGGAGGAGGGATAGTTGCAACTGTCACAGTTCCAGTGACAAATACAAATTTGTGAAGGGGAGTGATAGAAGCAGCAGATGCAACAGTATAAGGCTTTGCATTCTGCGCGCTTTGGGCAGTAACATAATCAGCAGGATAATTTGCCATGATATTTGTTTATCCTTAATTATGAAACTGTTACTGTGTAATTGCCAGCGGCTGCACTTAAAACTACAGTGACAGTGGTTGCCGCAGCAATGCTAATATTCGTAACTTTATCACTTGTATCAACCATTCTAAGCATTGATGTGACAGCGTTGAATTCAACTGATGCTTGATTTGTAAAAACAGCAGCAGTTAAAGCATTGCCGGGGCCAATTGTTCCTGTTACAGTTGCCGTAATAGTTCCAGCCATTTTTATCTTTTACCTTTCTTTAAAGCTGGAATTAATAACCAGCAGGAATTGCCAAATTGTCAATGTAAGCACATGCTGCTGGATTGTTTACGAATACCTGAAATCCACATACCATATAGAAGATTTCAGCAGTAGCAACGCCACCAGATGCTCCTCTAATTTCAAAGATATTCCTTCCATCTGTTTTATAGAAACCAATTGGAAGTGTTTCTCCCCTGCCCCAAACAGAATCAGTAACAAAATCAATTCTGTCCTTGGGCCATGAGAAGGATTCCTCAGTGCCAGCGCCAGCCATAGACATTTTGTCAAAATACATATTCAATGATTCAGCTTTTGGCTGCTTTTGAATAACTGAAATACTTTGACCAACATCTTCATATGCCTGTTTTTGGCAAGGATGTAACCATGCTTTAGGATTGAAATTATTATCAATTCCAACCCTATTGCCAATCATGTTAATGGCTAATCTAGGCAATGGAATACTGAAAGCAGCGCCTCCAGCATTAACCCTATTGGCTCTAATTTCAGGAGTTGATGCACGGCTAAAACCAAGCCATGTCCCAGTGGAGGCATTAGAATGGTGATATGGCACACCATAAAGAGCTGGCATTGATAATGGTGAATTAATGCCCTCAGTAACTAAAACGTCAGTGGCAGCAGCACCTGCTATATTAGGAGTGACCTGAATAGTAGCGTTTGCAACATCCCACAGTGTAATTGTGCCAGACCCTTTAAGAGTAGCAAGAGTGGCATCAAATACCTGTACAACTTGGTTGAACCTGACAAGTTTAGCCCCTACAACATTATTAAGGACATACGTGTCAAATCCGGCGCCCGCTGTTACAGTAGTAATAATGCCAACCTGACCAGTGCCAGACTGCATCATCTGTGATTCAATCTGTCGCTTAAACTCATCTAAAGTCTTAGCAACAAGTTCACGAACAGAATTTTTAACTGATTTGCGAGAATCATCAGTAGCCCATTCGGTTAATTTTGTATATTCAACGCCTTCTTTTAAGAAGACAGATTGAACAACAGCCTTATCCCATTGTGGCCCACGTCCCCGACCCAAGTCTCCACCATCAGGATTAAAATATCCGAAAGATCCACCCGGCCTTAATGCCAGAGGAACTCTCATCTGACGATAAGAAATCTTTTCAACATTTTTCTTTTTAATGTTGGTAAAAAACCTATCATCATAGTCAAATAATGTCTGAACATCAGACACTACTTTCTCAAGTTCAAGTGCAACTACATTGGGCTCCACAACCGCCATATTGGTTATTCCTTTTCTGGCTTCACAGTAATTTCCCGGATTTTAGCTAATGCTTGCTCTCTTGTTAATCCAACACTCATCATAGTTTCAACAAGTCTAGCAGCAGGTCGCATGGTTCTAATTTGAGAATATCTTAATTTAATAGTTTTCCAGATATCTAATATTTCTTTGATTTTAGCTCTACGTCTAATGCCCATTAAACAGTAAACTGTCATCATCCATTCTACTGCCAATGAACCATTAACCGTTAATCGATAATTATCCTTATATGTTTCTTTACGTTTATCACTTGCAATAGTGATAGTTAACGTATTATCTACAATACTTCGGAATCTTTCGATTATGTCTTTATCAGTCATACTTAAAGCAATTCGAGGGCTTCTTCCTTCATTCGTTAATTGGAAGCTTCCTTCGCCTTCAAGAATGCCTGCGACCCAAGCTATATCTTTAGAAGATACCATTTACTTGGCCCTACGCATTAAGAAATCTAAACTAGATTCTCCAGGTAATGGTTTGTTATTATTTGGTGATTTAGTTCTGCTACTATCATTTTGGGCAGCAGTGCCCCTATTTGCACGTTCGGTAGTATCGTTGATGGGCTTATCCTCTTTAACTTTTGAGGATGATATTCCCCTTAAAGCCTCTGACTTGACAGCTTTAATGACGGGCAACAATAATCCTTTATACTTATTGAGATATGTTGACCTAATTCTATTCATTGCTTCGTCGGAAAACTTTTCTTTGCCAGCCTTATCTGTTAGCTGTTTTACGATTTGCTGGAAGCGCGTGTCTTTCTCTAACAATTTACTTGCTTTATTAATGACTTCCTCAATTGCCTTATTCTTGACAAATGGAGTCATTTGGTCTTTTGAGTCTATCGACTTCTCTATAGTCGATTTAACTTGGTTATTGACACTTGTCATAACCTTGTTAATATGTTCTTTTTGTTTAGTTGATTCAAACTCTTGTCTTTGTTTGTTTAACTCTTCTCTGTCTTTATTAACTGTGGAGTCAATAACATCATCAGCGGACAATTTTTGTTTACCTTGCCATTTTGTAGAGTTAAACATAAACTGGTAAAGTGTTGATGCGGCCGCTTGGATGTTTTCATCACCTTTATCACGGCCGAACTTAATCATTGCCTCAACAATATCTTTAGTAACATTTCCAATTACATGATGAAATGCACGTTCATCAACTGCTGCCAAATTCTGCATATAATTATCGGCAAGTTTGGCAAAACCATTTGGGTCATCTTCTTTAACTGCGCGCATTATATCTGAAGTTTTGCCCAGCTTCAAATCAGCTTCAAATCTTTCCAGTGTTTGCAAACTATTTAAGGCTTCTTTCGCATCCTGTATTGTAGGTAATAACTCTGTATATGCTCGTTCCCTGTAAATAGTGGATTCTAATCCGGGATGTTTTTTGAATATATCAGGATAATCATTCTTTAATTGCCTTCTGTTAACTGGTGTCTTAAGATCAAGGTCATCTTCAGTTGGTTCTTTTAGTTCTTCTTCTAATTCTTTTAGTTCATCTACTTCTGTTTCTTCATCATCTTCTTTTGAAGTTTCATCTTCAACTTCTTCTTTAACATCTTTTTTCGTATCTTTAAGTAATCCTGACGAGTCATCTTTTTCTTCATTGGTATCATTGGAAGACTCATTCAATTTACTTAAAATATCATCAGGGGATAATTCTGGCCCCGTATTTCCTCCAGCATTATCTTCAGTTTGCATTAACAATTGAAACAATGATGAACTATGGGGCAACAGGAACATTTGTATCTCCAGTAATTGGGGCATCCTTATTATTTAAGTTCTTTGGCTTTTCCTGATTAGGTGCCCCTTGTTCATCAGGATTGCCTTCTCCAGACATACCTTGAGCCATCTGAGAATTCTGTAAAGCCGTCAAATGCATTTTACCATGTAATAAGACATTCTCATATTCATCTGGTAAATTGTATTTGTAATACTGACCAACTTCACTGACTGCCCATTTACGAACAATTTCAAAATGGATTGGATGTGTATCTACAAGATCATCAATTTCTACACTTGGCATAAGAGGATTTAACATATCCCCTGTAGGAATTGGTTGAGATTCAATTAGCATGGAAATCTCAGCCCATTGTTTCTCTACATCATCTGCGCCCGGTACATAAAAATCATCTAGGCCGATGGCCTCTCTTAAAATGGGCAGATTCTCAGGCTGCATTAACATTTGAACTATATTTGGATTGGGAGTCTGAAGAAGTTGCATTATAACATCTTTCTTCTGCGCCCAATTCATTGGTAAGTTTTCATTAGCTGCCAGTTCAATCCTGCCAATTTTTCCAGATAATTCAGCTTTTTTAATTACAATATTAATGAAAGACCCATCTTCCCTAGCCTGTACATCTCTTTCATCAGTTTCAATGATTGAAATATACATGTAAATACCTTTACCAATATAATTTTTCCACCAATTACACTTAGTCTTCCATGTATTTCCTAAGCGGCTCTTAGCTGCATTAGTGGACATTGAATATTGACTAGCTGTCTCACTTCCTTCTATTTGGCCTCCAAATAAACTTGGAATGGCACCTGATGCAAGTTGACCTAATGATTGTATTTGTTCACCAAATGGCATTACCTCCCCTGATAGGGTGGCTGTCTTTATTTCATAAAAACCATCTCCTATTTTCTTATTGCCAGAGATGGATTTAGTTGGAATCAAAGCGCCCGGAACTACTTCTGTCTGCGAGTATGCATTAAGGTCAACAACTTGTGGGTCAACAAATGTTAATCCAACGCCATGTTCAATTGTCTGCTTTGTTAATGAGATTAAATCATTAGTTATTTCTTGAACACTTGTTAACAACATTCCAAGTGGATCATTGGACAGATAATCAGCTAATGGATTATATTCTAATGTCCAATGTTCATCTAATTGTTCCTGTTTCGCGCAGGCAAATAGGTCATCTATAAATGTTGCGCTGACACCATCTGGATATTTCTTTTTCCAATGTTTACTTCTATCTTCACTTAATATGTTATAAGCAGAACGCTTAAACCATGCACTCTTTATAGTAACAACATTATTGGGATATTCACCCTTGTATTCTGTAGATAATCTGGCCCATTGTTCATAACTGTCATATGAACCAGATTGTCGTCTGGAGGATTTTTTATTTAATTTGTCATGCAAATCTGGATACATTTCTATTGCATTTGCATAATGAGTTTCATAGCAATAAAAGAGATATAAACACTCTTCTTGTTTACGTGCATACAAGGGAATCTTTACATTAAGACCCCCATATGATTCTAAATGTATTCTACCCTTAGGAATATCTTCTGTGGAAATAAACTTATCAGCAACTGAGTGTAATACTTCACTCTGAGGAGTCATTGGTTGCTGACAATTAGGACAGATTTCCATTCCTGGCATTACTCCGCCCATCATATCCTGATTCATTGTAGGATCGACGGGCGCAGCTTGTTCTAATCCTTGCTCAACTGTTGGTTCTTGTCCTTCAATTGATTCATTAGAACCTAATTCCTGTTCTAATTGTTCTTGTCCCTGTTGTAACTGTTGTTGTTCCTGTTGTTGTAATAATTGCTGCTGTTGTTGTATTAACTGTTCCTGTTGTAACTGTTCCTCAGTAACAAGTTCATCATTCAATTCAAATTGACATAATGGACATGTTGTTACTCTATGGATTTCTGGAACTTTTTTATAGGTGTCTAATTTATATGTTCCATATTTCTTGTCATATTTGGCGTAGTTATAGCCACAGACAAGACCTTCAGTGCCCCATATATAAAGATTATGAAGCCATAACATGTCGGCTTCATTATGCCTGTATATTAATGAAGCAATTTTAGATGCAGCTTTAGCAGTTTCTATGTCAGATGCATTTTCAGCATCATCTGGATATGCTTTAACTGGAGGGACTAAACTACTTAAGGCTGCAAAAATACTTTCTAAATATGCCCTAAAAACATTTATGCGTTGGTCATAAAATGCTTGGTCAGATGAACCACTGATTGAATCATCAAATGTATTGCCAACACGCCAGTCATGCGCGACGGAATCAAACCATACATTTGAAATATTATTCCAGAATAATTTTAATCTTCGATATTTCTGAAGTAAGGATTGACGTGTAGCTGTATCCTCATCCCAGAAATGATCTCTCATTGACAGGAGATCCTTAATCTCCTCATCATTAAGATTTAATTCTTCGAATTTCTTGTTCACTTTTTAATGGCTTTAGGATTATAAACAGTCTGGATTGGACTAGGCGGTCCCATTCTTGGGGGTTTTAATTCAATATCTGTAGTTCTAACATTATTCATTCTATTATTTTCAGCATCATATGCCTCTCTTTCATAAGGTGGCATGTCCATACTTCCACCTTCTGCATATGACTTCATAATTCCACCACGTTGACCTTGACCAATATGGGTTAATTCATGGACTAACAAATTATCCATATTGATTTTATTCTTTTCAATATTTTGTCGATTTAATGCAATTGATCCACCAGGATAAGTAGCTGCATTAACAGTTGGGCCATAATACATTCTCTCTAACATATTCATGGGTCTAAGATTATTTACACCTTTAGATTCATTGGGCATTTCATATTGTCTGCCAGCCCATGATTTAGCTAACTCAGGCCAATCCTCTGCCCTTTTTTCAGGTAATGGGTCAGTTCTTTCCTGATATAACTTTTTAAGAGTTGAGATGTTAGGAATTACTGGCATTGGTGTTAATTCCTAATTCTTGTTCTAATTTATCTGTTGTTGAAACATTATTATCAGAATCAGGTTTAGCTGCGCGCTCCTGTGCTACATTGTTTTGCCTTAATTCCTGCGCGCGTAATTTTGATTGTGCTTCTAATCTTTGACGCTGAACTGACCAGGGTAAATGCCTAGTTTGAATAACTTGTTGTGGTTGAGCGGGCGCAGTCACTTCTGCAATAAAAGGTTTATCAGTTAGTTTAGTTAATAAGTCATCAATCCTTTTATTAGCAGTTGCCAATTCCATCTGTAATGTGGCGCATGAACTACAATATTTCTTCTCTTCCATTTCCATTTCTAATTGACTTATGCAATCAGGGCAATGAGGTTGGATTAATTGATGGAAGAATTTAATTAGGGGATTCATTTTCTTGCTTATTTAAAAAACTTGTTAATATATTAACAACTCTCTGTGCTTCTTTTTTACTAATGATAATATTGACAAAATCTAATCCAATATTATCTCCGCCTTCCCAAATTCCTTTTTCATCAATTTGGCCGCTGATATTTAACCCAGCAAACATATCTTTTTCATCCATATATCAATGTCTTCTATGAAATACTTTGGCAATTCTTAATGGCCTGACTTTATCCATATGTTCAATTGTTCGATAAAATGCAGTCCAATCCCCCGTTTGTTTCAATAACTGTTCTAATCTAGACTGCCTAATATACTTATCAAATTCATCTTTGCTGTCCAAAAAGAGTTGTTCAGCAGAATCTATTGCATATCTCTGTGCATCATAAGGGTCATCTCCATGAAATTGTGCCACATCTTCTGCTGGAGTGTCACCTTTATTCTCAGCATAATTACATGCTTTGATTGCATTGATAGCTTCAGGACAACAGTTTGTACATTCTGTATGGTCAGTTTGATCACAACAAAAAATTTGATATTTTGGAATGTTATCTTCTGTTGTTGGTGGGTCAAATTGTTTTAGATAATTTTGATAATCTTCTTCACCTTTAGTCCGATAAATATACATTGCATATTCATCACTATATTCAGCAGTTGTGCCAATCTTTGGCTGAGGCTTAGGAGTCCATCTTAGATATTCATGAAATAAAGTTTTACCAGCAACTCTAGCGCCAGGATTAGACATCATTAATTCAACTGGATGGTCTAATTCTTTTTCAATCTCAGATTGTATTGTATGTTCCTGTCCTCTGTCTTGTCCGGCGGATTTACAGACTTTTATAAACCGAATATTTTTATCCATAAACGCTTTGACTATGGACGCCCACTCTGCAATTTTAGTTTTAGTCCATGTTAATTCTTTATATAGATATAATCGCTTGTCAGGGCTTACTGCAAAAAATCCTACGTAGCACATTGCCCTAAATCCCCAGTCAATGACTATGAACTTAGGCCAATATTCAGGGATTTCAAATGGGGGTACTACATGTAATGCATTTAAAGGTTCATCTGGATAATGTCTATCTCTAAACTCATCAAATACTTGACCTAAATATGCGTCAAAGTCTCCAAACTTCTTTGCTTTTCTTTCAGCCTCAGGTCTTCCATCTAATGCTTGGCCGTAAGTTGGGTCAATATGTTCAGCATTATCTTGATATGTTGCATGGATGAAAATTCTTTTATTGCCACCCTTACCAACAATAATTTTGCCACCAGGTTTATATGGGTCTATGAATCTTTTTTTAACCCACGTATGCCCAATTCCTCCGGGCATTCCTGCTGCTCTTGTTATTGAAGGTAAACCAGTTCCTTGTGGACTTCTATTTCTTTCAAATGCTATGTATAAATAAATGAACTCAGAGTAGGAAGTTATTTCATCAGGAGTGAAGAGGGGAATTTGCATTGAGTCATACTTAGATACATCGGTATCATGTTCACAATGTCCTAAGAATATTTGTGCCCCAGCATTTGTATTCATTCCTGCGCCGTATTGATCCATACGGGGGAATGTCCAAATCATATCTGTCTTATTGAATGATGCTCCAAATTTGCTATAGATGTCTCTACTTCTGCCTAGAATTTCATTCTTCAATTCAGGAAAAGTGCGACGCATGAAAACTTGCTTCCATAATGGATTTTCATGCCATCTATTAAGAATGCCATACATTAATAGAACGTCTGAATTATGTGTAGGAATACATGCTTCTGTAACTAAATAAATTCCACCATAAACTTGAATACACTTAACTTGGATTGATTCAATCTCTTTAATTGATTGAATATAATGCCAATTAGTTCGTTCTGTATTAAATCCAGTTTTTCTTCCCTCATGTCTTTCAGCCTTTCTTCGTAAAGAAAAGACTGGCAAGGATGTAGCAAATTTAATTCTATATCTATCTTTATAATTTTTTCCTTGATAACAGGATTTATTAATTGTAAATGATGCTTTTATACCTAAAGAATAAATTAATTTTAAACAATCCTTAGCTAATATTTCATCTGAAATAGATAATTCAATTCCTGTTCCGGAAGAACTAATGGTTCCATCAGTATCCATTAATCCTTGAAATAATGCTAATCTACATTCAAAATCTAAATTAAAATAAAGATTAGGGATATGTTTATTTTTAATAAGATTTAATTCTTCTAAAATTTTAGTTATTCCTAAAATCCTATAAGAATATCCATATCCATAATCTGATATATTATATTTAGATGAAACTTTATTTACAATTTCTAAATCAACACTTGTAAATTTAGGATCATGACTATTTCCATCACCTAACCAAACTCCAAGTGTATATGGATCTAATGGACAATCATAATTTAATTTTTGTAATGGTTCTGAAACAGTGATTGACCATCGTTCATTTGAATCAACTATTTGTTGCGTAGTTAGAAATTGATACTTATCTCTTTTATTTCTATTTTCTTGATTCTTATGAACAATCCATTTATGTTCAGCATCGCATTTGATAGTTAAATTATTATCAAATGTAATTTCAAAACATTTATGATCAGTAAAGATTTCACTTTCAGCTAATACTTGAACTAATTGACCATAATGATTATAAACTAAATCACCTGGATGAATATCCCTTATTTGTTTATAACCATTTTCTACTGGAATAATAGTATCTAAACAAATTGCTTTACCAGATCCAGCTCCCCCAAGATATGCACCTTCTTTAATGGAATGGGGTAATGCTAAAAATTCAGCTTGTTTGGGATTAGGTCTCCATTCTGATTTGACTTTATTAAAGTCTTTGTTGTTAGTCTCACTCATTATGATGAACTAACTTTAAGGAGCCCCAATATATTCAACTGTAATAGTTCCGCCTGCTACTACTGTACTAATTCTGGCCCTTATTGCTCTGTATATACCTGTGAAGTTATATACATCAACTGTACTTGCTGCGGGAACTGTTATTGCAGTAGTGACAAGATCCCATGCACCTGTATAATCTGCAACATCAGCTGTTTCAATACTTACAGCGCCAGATGCTACACCAGCAGATGTTTTAATTAAAACTTGATGTCGATTGAATGAAGATGGGATTTGGATTGCATTACCATTTCCTAATGATAATGATCCTGCTGGCTGTAATGGATATGCGACGCCCTTGACTGCTGCTGTATTTGCCATCTTTAACTCAACAATTTATGTCAACAATGTTAATGTAAGTAAAAACAATCCTAAAGCCATTGCATTAATTTTGACATCTGTTCCGATTGTAGCTAAACCAAAACAGACTAATGCTAGGATAATGAGGATCA